TGTGCAAAAGGTCATGCGCGGTGACGCTGAGGGCTTGAAAATGTCAACGCAGGGCGTTGATAGGTTTGCCGCGTCTGAGGCTGGCACAGTTCGCCGCCGCATGATGGATGAGGCCAAGACCGCTTCGCCAGAATATGATGCTGCACTTGCCGAACAGGCGCGGTTGCGGGGGCAGTATCTTGAACCGCTTGAGTCAGGGCCTACCGGACGCATGGCCGCGACTGCTGACGTTAAACAGCAGGTTGAAGCCATATTCCCCATGAACCCTCCCGCCAATTCCGAGAAAGGTGTTGCTCAAGCAATCATGGCCCTTTCACAGAAAGACCCCGCGTTGGCTGCGAATGTCGTGGGGCAGCATATTGACAGAGTGTTCGCAGAGGCCGGGCAAAAACTAGCATCAGGGTCTAATCAGGCTGGCGGTGCGAAATTTGCTGCCGTCATTTCCGGCAATTCACAGCAAGCCAAAAACCTTGAAGCGGCCATTCGGGCGCTTCCCGGTGGCGACAGCAAATGGCTTGGGTTCAAGAAGCTACTTGAAAACCTAGAGGCCACTGGCAGAAGGAAAGCCGTGGGTTCACCAACTGACTTGAATCAAGGAATTCGTGGCGACCTTAAATCAGGCGGGCTTGTCGGGGAAACCTTTTCCACGGCTGGTTCTCCCGGCAAATGGATGACCAAGATCAGCGACACCTATCAGGCGTGGCGTCTTGGAAAGAACACGGAAACCCTCGCCAGAATCTTCACCGACCCCACGGCTGGGCAACTGCTGTCCCGTCTCGCCATGCTTCGCCCCGGAAGCGCCGAATATAAAGACGCTGTTGCGCGTATTGTTCTGATTACGCAGACGCCGCAGAACTCGGTCCCGACACCAAATCGGGAGTGACGTTCCCCACCATGCAAAAAGAAACCCGGTAAAGGCGACCCCCAGGTTGTTATCCGTGAGTTGCAATGACTGATTGACGGCGAACACGCCGCCGAAAATGGCGAGCTGCCAAAGTCTCCAAAGCATCCCCCCATATACCACAGGAGCCAATAGATGGCCAATCTTAGAAAGGGTGGTTTACATGCGGCGCTTGTGGTGGAAATGCAACGGGAGGGTTAGCGCATCTTCCGCCGTCCAGCCAAGCTGCCGATAGCGAGATGTTATGGTTTTTTCGTCAAGTCCAACAATTCTAGACCATTGCCCTGCCGTCAGTGACTTGCCGTCAAACTCAATCCTTACGTTATTCTTTAGGTTCAGTTGTTGTTGTTGCGGTGTCGCCCAGCGGCAGTTCCCTGGTTCATAGCCTTTCGTTCCGTCGATACGGTCAAGTGTGTGCCTCGGCGATGGTCTTTTGCCCATGTCTGCAAGGAATGTCTCAAATATCCGCCATCTTTCACAGACAACAATTCCACGCGCCCCATACTTGTAATAGGCAGCACTGCTGGGGCTGTAACACCTTGCCTTCATGCCAAGCCAAATCTTGTATTCTGGAGTTTGCGACAGACCGTGTGACCCGAACCGCTTTGTAGAAAGTTCGCGGTTGTAGCACCCGCAAGAAGCGATTCCGCGCCCCCTGATTGTCTTGGCCCCGCGTACCAATTCAGTTCCGCAATCACAAACACAATCCCACATCACGGGGCCATGTGGCTTTTCGTGGTTGCGCCCTTTGATCGTTAATCGGCCAATTCGGTGTCCCGTTAAGTCAACAAGTCTTGGCATCCCGAGAACTTACTAATCTAAGGAGGCGTTATTATGGCTAACCTTCGTCGCTGGAGTTCCAGCGCCTCGGGCAATTCTTCCGTTGCGGGAGGTGCCAACACGATCAACTTTGCGGAAGGCCAAGCCCCCGGCTCGGTCAACAATTCCGCCCGCGAGGTGATGGCCCAAATCCGCTCCATCTATGTCCCTGAGGAATGGGGATGGGTAGAGCATAGCGCCACGGCCTCTGTAGCCTCACAGACGACGTTCAAGCTGGCCGGCAACCAGACTAGCAATTGGACTGCCAACCGCCGCTGGCGGCTCAAGAGCGGGTCCACGACCCGGTATGGCACGGTTGTCTCGTCTTCCTTCACCGCTGAAACCACCATTACCGTGACGGTTGATTCAGGCTCCCTTTCGGCCTCGCATTCCCTGGCGGCACTTTCCGCCGTTTCAGGCGACCATGTGCCAGACAACTATATCGTCCCGGCTGACCTCACTGCCTATGTGACATCAAACAGCCTGTCTGCGGGCAAGGCTACGGCTGCGGAGTTCCGCAACAACACGGCAGACAAGTTGCTGGTGACGGACAAGGTTTGGAGCGCGGCGGGGTCCGTAGCCCTGTCCTATTCGGCAGGCGGCACGACCACGGCGGACCTTTCGGCGGGCATCAATTTTACCGTCACGACGGGCGCGGCCAATTCAACCCTAAGCATCATCAACGCGAAGACGGGCCAAAGCGGCGTCATACAGATCACGCAGGGCGCAACGCCAAGGTCTTTGACCTTCTCGGCTGAATTGGTGTTTGCGGGCGGCACCGACCCCACGCTCACGGCCTCTGCCTCGGCTAAAGACCTGTTGTTCTATCACGTACTCGACAGTACGGGGCCGATTGTCTTCGGCAACCTCATCAAGAACGTGAGTTAGCCAATGCTGCCCGGTTTGAGTGGCATTGCTGGCGTGGGTGGGAGAAAGGTTGCTGCTGTCACCTATCAGACGCAAACCTTTACACAATCCGTAGGAACACAGTTCACGTTTTCCTCGCAAGCATTCGGGACTGCCTCGTCTGACCGCGTGGTTATTGTCTCAGTTGTCGTGGCTGATGGGACGGCCGGAACCGTGTCCGCTGTTACAATTGGCGGCGTTAGCGCGACCATTATTCGACAGGCCAGCGATAGCACTTTAACGGGTGCCATCGTGGCCGCAGCCGTTCCAACCGGGACCACCGGAAGCGTTGTCGTAGACCTGTCTACTTCTCGCGGGGCGTGCGCCATCGGCATATGGAGCGCAACTGGCCAAGTGTCTGCCGCTGGCGTTGCCAGTAATTCCAACACTGACCTTGCCGAGTTGACGCTTGTTGCGGAAGACGGCGGGTTTGTCATTGGCCTGTGCTGCAACCTTGGAGCAACGCCGCGCACCACAACATGGTCTGGCGCTTCCGAAGACTTTGACGATGTGGCTGAAGAAAACACATACCACTCTGGCGCAAGTGCGGCAACATCGGGAACGGCTGTCAGTTTGCAGCCTACTCTGAGCGGCGCAGCATCTCCGACCGTGTTTGTAGCCGCAACCTTCTAAAAGCGGCACTGCACACAATAACGTTCAGCCCACGATAATCCTGAATTACATCATCAAGACCTAATTGCGACAGTATGGGGGTTGTTCATGGCACCATCGGAAGTTGATACGGCCTCGCGCATTGTCAGGCTGGAAACCAAGTTGGACTTTATCATTGAGCGCATAGACCGTCTTCCGCCGTCTCCCGTTTGCGTGGCCAAGCATAAGGAGATTGAAGACAGGCTTTTCCTTTTTGAAAACGGCTCAATCGCATGGCGCAACCGCCTTGTTGGCGGGCTGTTGATAATCAACATTGCGCTTGTGGTTGCGATGGACAAGATCAGGGCGTTTTTCTTCGGCCAATGAGGAAGATACGGATTGCCCGCAAACGCAATCCAAGGGTTTGGGGCCTCGCCTTCCCTGACGAGTGGCGGATAGAACTCGACCCCGAATTGCACGACAAGACCCTCATCGACATCGCCACGCATGAAGTGGCGCATGTTGTTATTCCTGATCTGGACGAAAGTGCAGTGGACCGCCTCGGCAAGCATGTGGCCGACGTTCTTTGGCGACTTGGCTTCCGACGCGAAGACGATGGAGAATGAATGCCTAAGCGATATTCTGATGAGGAATTTATCAGCGCATGGAAGCGGCTCGGTTCACCGAAAAGCGTTGCAGATGCGTTACAGCTTGATCTGCGCAGCGTCTACCTACGGCGGAACAGCATCGAAGCACGGCACGGCATCGTTCTTGAAACACTGACGGAAGGCTGCGGCGGAAGGCCAAAGGTCACGGTTCCCAAGCAAGGCTTTCGCGCCATATCCGACAATATCAAGGGAACGGTCATCATCGGGTCAGACGGCCATTTCTGGCCAGGAGAGCGCAGTGTAGCCTTTGCCGCGATGGTGGAGTTAATCCGCGAACTTTCCCCGAAAATGGTCATTATGAACGGCGACAGCTTCGACGGAGCCCGCATTTCCCGGCACCTTCCCGGCGGGTGGGCCAACATGCCAGACGTTGCCGACGAACTGGACGCGGTGCGGGAACGCCACGGCGAGATTGAGGCGGTTGCCCCTGCCGGGTGTCCACTGATCTGGCCCGCCGGGAACCACGATAGCCGTTTCGGTGCGAGGCTTGCCCAAGGGGCTCCTGAATATATCCGCGTCAAGGGCTTCGACATTGCCGACCATTTCCCGGCGTGGCAATTCTGCTGGTCGATCTGGCTGAACAATCACACGGTTGTGAAGCACCGATACCACCAAGGGCTACACGCCGGATACCAGAACACGCTCAAGAGCGGAAAGAACATCGTCACCGGGCACACTCATTCGATGGGCTCGACCATGTGGGCGGATTACAATGGCGTCCGCTGGGGCGTGCAGACCGGGACGCTCTCCGAGATGGGGCCGGAAACGGACAAGTTCGCCTATGCGGAGGATAATCCGGCAAACCACTCGCAGGGCTGTGCAATTTTGACCTTTGCAGACAACGGAATGTTGCTGGAGCCTGAGTTCTGTCGCGTCATCAACGGGACGGCATATTTCCGTGGGCAAGCCATCTGTTCCGTGGGCGGAAAAAACAAAATATTGCCGCAAAAGGCTGCTAGGGAAAAGGCGGCATGAGCATCATTCCCGCGCCTCCGCTAGTGATTGTTGAATCACCATTCCGCGCGACGGAATACTATTCTCAAGAGCAACATCGCCTATACCTCCTGCACGCCCTTGCCGACTGTTACCAGCGCGGAGAGGCACCATTCGCAAGCCACCATCTCGCAACCGAAGTGCTGGACGATGACACGCCATACGAACGTGCGCTCGGCATCCGCTGCGGGCTTGCATGGGGCGTCCACGCCTCGCTAGTGGCTATCTACAGTGACCTCGGCGTAGGACCAGGAATGAAGGAAGCAATCGACCATTATAAAAAGCTCGACAAACCGATTGAGTGGCGTTCGTTGCCGGATCGGATAGTCAGGGCTGTTCGCGCATTCGGGGAGTTCACACTAGAGGAAGCCACGGATGAAGATATGGATTATCCTAGCGGCGCTGCTGTTTAGCGCGACTGCGGCAAGCGCGCATGAATGGTATGGGAAAAGACGCGACCCCATATTCAACATGACCACTTGCTGCGGCGGAACGGACTGCGCTCCTCTCCCGGCTCATGCCATTTCCATCACGCCAGACGGCCAACTCCGCGTCACGCTGAGTGTCGAGGAAGCCCGCGCCATCAACCCAATTCGGCGCTATGGCTTCGACCGCATCATTGAATACGACCGCATCCAGATCAGCGAAGACGGCCAGCCCCACATCTGCCTTATGGCGCATGATTTAGAGGGCGACCCACGCGAGGGGTACTACTGCGTATTTTTGCCGCCAACGGGCTGACCCTATGCAGATACATCGCGGCGATTGCCTAGACGTTCTCCGCACCATGCCAGCGGATAGCATTGACGCCATTGTGACCGATCCGCCCTATGGCCTCGCGTTCATGGGCAAGAGATGGGATTATGACGTTCCGTCCGTGGAGATATGGGCGGAATGTCTGCGAGTTCTGAAGCCGGGTGGGCATCTACTGGCCTTTGCTGGCACGCGGACGCAACACCGGATGGCGGTCCGCATTGAAGACGCGGGCTTTGAAATTCGCGACATGATCGCGTGGGTTTATGGCAGCGGGTTTCCGAAGTCGCACGACGCGGCGCAATCCGTCGAGAAGCTTCTCACTACCGGAACGGCGCGGCGGCCCGATAGAGACCTCGGCGGGCTTCCGCGTGACAGATGGTCCGGTTCCGTTGAGGGCGGTCTTATTGCAGACACGGGCGGAAAAATTGGACTCACAACCGACGCCGCCCGCCAATGGCAAGGCTGGGGCACAGCCCTAAAACCCGCACTAGAGCCGATCACCGTTGCCCGAAAACCGCTCATCGGCACCGTGGCCGAGAACGTGCTGGCGCATGGCACGGGTGCGCTGAATATCGACGGGTGCAGGGTGGAGGGCGCGCCGCCAAGTGTTCCGCAGCCGGTTTTCAACAGCCCGACAGGTCGCACATACGGCATGAAAACGGGCGAAGGTCGAAATGGCGAAGTGTCCGCAGCATCTGGCCGCTGGCCTGCCAACCTGATCCACGACGGCAGCGAGGAAGTGCTGGCGGGGTTTCCTGCGGCACGGAGTGCGGGGAACTATCCTAGCGACAGCGCGGCGCGCGACGGCATTACGACTTTCGGTGGCAAGCAGGGCCAGCTTTATGCTGACTCCGGCAGCGCGGCCCGTTTCTTCTACTGCGCCAAGGCAAGCAAGCGGGACCGTGACGAGGGGCTGGAGCACATGCAGGCCGTGCACCGTGTCAACGGCAACAAGTGGACAGATCAAGACTACCGCGTAACCAATGGCGAGCGCCCGGCATCCGCTGAATCCGGCCCGCGCAAGAACATCCATCCCACGGTAAAACCCACCGACCTGATGCGCTACCTGTGCCGCCTTGTCACCCCGCCCGGCGGCGTGGTGCTTGACCCGTTCATGGGTTCCGGATCGACAGGCAAGGCGGCGGTGCTTGAAGACTTCCGGTTTATCGGCATTGAGCGGGAAAAACAATATTTGGCAATCGCCAAGGCGCGAATTGCGCACAGTCAGGCCACTCCAAAGCAAGAGGCGCTATTGTGAAACTCATCCTCGCCGCCCTTCTCCTCGTTCAGCAATCCCCCTGCGGCCCTACGGGACAGGTTGAGGCCCGTATCGTGGCGCAGTACGGGGAAAGCATCGTGGGCGCTGGCGTGGTGCCTGGGGGCATCCTGTTCATTACCAGTAACCCGGAC